ATTTTTAATAGAATAATGTATCTTTTCAACATCCTTGAATTGAACATTTTCAGGATTATCCCAATTGGATACCTGCTCAAAATGTTGTATTCCATCTAACTCGATAAGAATCCGATGCTCTTCGATCCCAAAGTCTAATGGCATGATCCGATTTTAAGATCATTTAATCAATTAATATATTAATGATAAAATCACTCAACTACGTAGATAGATGGCTAGTTTATCTGAACGAACGCTTATTCATTATTCAAAACAACCACTGACGCAGTTACAGAACTATATGCATTCTCAATTTGCTTTGCTACGTAAAACAGGCAAGCCAATTGGGTTTTGGTATGCATATGGACAGGATTGGAAAAACTATATCAACACGCATGATGAGAAAAAATCGGGACATTCAAAGGAAAATACGACGTATAGGTACGAGTTTACTATTCCAGAGGAGGCTTTTACAATAGACATCAAGGCCGCGTCACCCAATACGATCTTGGAATTATCCAAAGCAAATCTGGATGAATTTATGAAGACATTTTTTAATAAGAAAGAATCCTATATTGGTTTGAACTTTTTGCTTGAACAATCACTTGATCAATATCGTCTAAAAGGGGAGAATATGATTATTGAAGAACTTCGCTCTAAAAGTGAGGAATTCAAAGTATTTCTAGATGAAAAGATATCTTCCAAAAAGAAAGTCAGTGTAAAAACCATTGTAAAGGACGCGAAAGCCAAATTTCCAGCACTCTTTCAAAATTATTTCCCATCGATTCAAGCACAAAAAGACTATGGTGCGAGCATCTGTCTTTGGTCTGACTTATGGTCTAATGTAGACAGTGCCTTTGGAGGCGTGGAATTTCATCCCGATTTATTTGATATTGAGTCATGGGATAATATTTGGCTGCCCTGGACAAGTGTACTTGATATCCGCTCAGGTGTTATTTTTCGTTCTACAAAATTTCGCGACGGTATTCTCTCTCAACAATTGAGCGCCCAAACCGTGAAAGGAGGTCGGAGACACACTCGTCGTAGACATAGAAACAGGAGAAAGACCAGACGAAATCATTAAGAGCTGTCTCTCTTCGTTTGATCCATCATAAAATACAATTGAAGTCCTTCTTTGAACAAACGGACATCGCTCAGAAGTTTCCTAGCAAGTGTCTTCGTATCCCGTTTGCGATAAGATGAAAATAACCATATGCTCTGATTATATTGTTTCCAGTTACGATACTGTTGATAATCGGAACAGATGGTGCGATAAATATTAAATAATTCCTGTTTGTAAGCACGATGCGTATCGGATACGCCCCCCTGTGGAGGGGTGAAAGAATCGTCAAATACAAGTTCCATCCACTTCAAAAGGCGATCCATTTGGAGAAGATCCACCTCTCGCTCATCGTCGGGTTCTGTCGGAACAGGAGTGTTTTTTGGAGTTGGATAATAAGTCAATATCCGTTGAACCTGACTAGTCATTATGAATCCAAGTTGCTTCATCAGAAAGGCATACAATACTTCGGAGGAAAAAGGAATCGCCATGTTTTGTTTGATCCAAGAAAAGAAATTTCTCTAAAGCGTCGTACTAATATATTGCCATCCCATGTCTTTACAGATCAATTCCCATGTCTTATCCTGTAAATACAGTTTGTCTCTGTTTTTTAACAAAGGAAAACAGGCTAAATACTCATCCATTTCTAGAAGCTCACAGAATTTGTATAGAACATATCCATAAGACAGAAAGTTACGACGACCTTTTGGACAATGCTTCTTAAAAGAGGGTTGGATTTCACGAAACATATGACGGAGCTTCTCTTCGTCTTCACGAGACATAAATGGCGCATTTTGACCATTAAGGCGATTAATAATATGCGGAATGTGTTCATAATACTTGGAACATTTCATCTTTCTTAGAATCTCTCGTAATTTGGTGGGTTTGAGGGAACTCATATTGGTAATTCGTTCTTTTTTGAGCTGGATCAAAATGTCATCGTATATTTCTTGTGGAATCTCTGTACTTTCCTTGGCCTGAAACTGTGCGAGCCACTCATTAAAATGATTAATCTTTTTATAGGCATAATAGGATACTTCACGCGGTGGATCCTTGTAGGATGGTTTATCAGAATCCACTAAAATAAACTCTTGAAAGCCACATTTGGAACAAGTCAAGTTTGCTTCATTGAGGCACATGATCATCTCGCTATTACATTTACTACAGATCGTCCATGGATCATCGTAAATGTCAGAACTGGATCGGACCATGGAAGGGTCTTCAATTTGTAAGTATTCGTTGAGAAGTTGGTTTCGTTGAAGTCCTCCGTCCACTTTAGGAACACTTTCTTTTGAAACTTGATCCTTTTCTGAATAGGATGCTCCTAATGTCATCCCTGTAGATGTTTCTTCTTTCTGCGCGACTTCTTCCAATAAAGCTAAAATAGAGCCAGGTTTTGCCTTATTGGTTCGTGTTGTGGTCATTCCTTGTTGTATTTGATCTTGAACATCATAATACTGATATAGAATATCGCCTGTTCGCAAATAATAATCCATCAATTCACTACCATCTTCAATCGTCTTGATTTTCTTTTTAAGATTATCTGTATCGCGTTCTAATCGCCATCGTTCCATATCTGATGTCATTTCTAAAATTTTTTGTTCCAATGTTTTGAGTTCCTCCCTGTATTGATGGATCTGTTTTTGATCTTCCAACATGGTCTGTACCTTTTGCTGATGAATTGCATCTAGGGTGGTCCGTGCTTCCGGATTACTACGCTTTGAGGTCTTAACCTTGAAAAAAGCACTATCGCTCATACGCTAGGAGGTGTGCTGTCTATTTAAATGCTTCTCGTAACAATATCTATTTCTATATTCAAACCCTTCTATGAATCAATCCCCATAAAATAGACGCTCTACGGTTAATTGTTCTAATGGTTCTGAATCTTTATAACAATTTATCTTTATAATTAATTCCTCTATTCTACGATCCATTTCATCTTTATGAATCTGTAGAATACCCGATTTTGTATAATGGAAGGGTGATGTATATTTCTTAGAACCAAGTGTATATCCGTCAGGATTAAACCGAAGAAAGACAATTTTACGAAATCCAATGTCTTCATATAATTCTACCATACGCTTTTCTTCACATGTGTAATTGACATGACGATTCTCGTCTACTTCAATCATCAGACAATGTGAACCAAAATCAATACACACATCAGGTCTACGTCTAGAACATCCATTTTGAACTTTTCGGTCAAATACCATGGTTATCGTTTCTTTATAATATTCTTTCAAGGCATCGCGGACATAATGCTCTTTCAATTTAAATTTATGTGGTATTTCCTCTTCTGGATGTAATACACAATAACAACGAAAACAGTATGGATTCCAACGAGAATACGTATTCACATAGATGGATTTACAGTGATGACAGCCTCTTTCGGGTGTACAGATGATACATGTATATTTTCTTAGTTGGTGTGGGCAGATTTTAGATCCACCGCAATCCATGCATTGATACTGTAACTTTTTATGAATACATACATATTTTCCGTCACATTGGATACAATAAAATTTGTTTTGCTTATGTTCACATATTTCTGATCCACCACAGTCTACACAACGACTGCGACGAAGATGATGTTCGCAGATTTGATCTCCTGAGCATTCTACACAATATTGTTTTCTTCGTTGATGTTCGCATATTTCATGACCGCCACATTCTAGACATCTGCTTTTTAATTTATTATGAGGACAAATGGATCCACCCTTACAGTCTTTGCAGCGATGTCGTCTTTTTTTGTGTTCGCAGATAGATGATCCACCACATTCCATACACTGTTGTTTGAATTTGTTATGTTCACATACAGAACTCCCTTTACAGTCCTTACAAATACTGCGAATTTTATCATGTGGACAGATTCCACCTCCTCCGCACTCCTTACAGTAATAGGAGTATTTGTCATGAATACATTTCTTTCTAACGTATTTTGACTTATTGTCAGACATTGAATGAATATTTTTGTCTTTTACATGATCATAACATCAGTAAGACAATCAATTTTATATCCCGGAAATCGCGAAGAGGTTGTCTTTATGATTGTGTGATCAGTGCTTATGTGGCGATGGATGTAAATTGTAATTATTTTTAATGGTATACAGTGAAAGGAAGATAGAATTCTGAGTGTGTATGGTGTCCCGGCGATTTTAGATCATGTGTATTTGGCAGAATTTTTTTCTAGTAACAGAGTATAAAGCGGATATATGACCGGAGGCGGATTAATGCAGCTAGTCGCCTATGGCGCACAGGATGTTTACCTTACTGGTAACCCACAAATCACATTTTTTAAAGTCGTGTACCGTCGTCACACGAACTTTGCCATGGAGTCCATTGAGAACCCTTTCAACGGTGCTCCTAACTTTGGCAAGAAGGTTACTTGCACCATTCAGCGCAATGGTGATTTGATTCATCGCATGTATCTGCAGGCTACTCTGCCTCAGGTCGCTCTCCAGCCATCCGATGGCTCGGGTGCTCAGTTCCGCTGGTTGAACTGGATCGGCCACAACCTGATTGACTACGTTGAGATTGAGATCGGTGGTCAGCGCATTGACAAGCAGTACGGTGATTGGCTGCACATCTGGAACGAGCTGACTCAGGAGCCAGGCAAGCAGGCTGGTTATGCCAAGATGGTCGGTAACGTCCCAGAGTTGACCAACCTGCTCTACCAGGGTGGCTCAGCGTGCGACAACGATTGCTACGGTGGCGAGCCACTGACTTCGGAGGTCGTTACCTCATGCGCCCCCATGTACACTCTGTACATCCCACTGCAGTTCTGGTTCTGCCGCAACCCAGGTCTGGCTCTGCCTCTGATTGCTCTCCAATACCACGAGGTCCGCATCAACTTGGAGTTCAACTCGTTGAACAACCTGTGCTGGGACTACTCGAACTCGTCGGACCCCCATGCCATTCGCAATCGCGTCGGCCAGTGCGGTCTGGCTGCTGCCTCGCTCTACGTGGACTACATCTACCTGGACACCGACGAGCGTCGTAAGTTCGCTCAGGTCTCGCATGAGTACCTGATTGATGTCCTGCAGTTCACTGGTGGTGAGTCCATCACCTCGTCAGCCAACAAGCTGAAGCTGAACTTCAACCACCCATGCAAGGAGCTGGTGTGGGTCGTCCAGCGTGACTCGTTTGTGTCATGCGACGACAACGTCATCAACCCATGGAAGGGTCAGCAGCCCTTCAACTACTCAGACTGGTGGGACCGCTCCGTTCTGGAGTCTGGTTACTCCGTCACCCGTGTGGAGGGCATGGCTGGTCGCAACCCAGTCATCACCGCTCTGCTGCAGCTGAACGGCCACGACCGCTTCCAGGTTCGCGATGGCAACTACTTTAACTTGGTTCAGCCCTACCAGCACCACACCAACATCCCAGCTGTCGGCATCAACGTTTACTCGTTTGCCCTGCAGCCTGAGCAGCATCAGCCAAGCGGCACATGCAACTTGTCGCGTATTGACAACACTACCCTGTTGTTGACTGTGTCAAACAACGCTGTCGGCACCAATCTGTCGTCAAGCGTCCGCGTGTATGCTACTAACTACAACGTTCTGCGTATTATGTCGGGCATGGGAGGTACGATGAGTTTTATACTCCAATTCGTTTTGCAATCTATGATTGC